AAAACAAGGAGTTTGATGATTGGTTACTTCTTACAGGTAAGGTCTCAATATCAATAGATGAGAAGAGGCGCAGGACGAACCTCACCCCAGCCGAGAAAAGGGAAGAGGATTGGCAAGACATTTTGGACAAACTCAAGAGGTAGTTGACATAATATACTGAAGTGTGGTTATAATCATAATGTAATGGAGGTTTACTAAAATGGACGGAACTGGAATCAAAGTGGACGGAACTCCTGGACAGGCGGGGCAGGCAAATCCTCTGGCTGGAGCAGGAGGAACTTCATCTGGTAATCAGGGAACTTCAGAAGAGCCCAAGCTTATACCGGAAACTGAAGTCGAGAAGTTGGTTAGTGATAGATTAGCTCAGGCAGGAAGAGATGCCAAGTCAGTTGAAGCGCAGAAGTCAGACATCGAAAGACGTGAGCAGGCGCTTACCGATTGGCAGAGACAGAAAGACGAAGACGAGCAAAAGGCTATCAAGGATAACCCTGAACTTCTTGATGTATTCCATCAGAAGAAAGCCCTTCGAGACAGGGAAGCAACTTTCAAAAAGGAAAGATTAACCTTTGAGAAGGAAAAACTGGAACACCAGATTGAGATTGAGGGTGCCAGAAAGATGCAACTTGAAATTGATGTTTTCGATATTGCCAAGGAGTATGAGGGCGGAGACGCTGCGAAGCTCAAGTCCGTATGCGAAACATTCGATGCGAAAACTAAAGAGCAGATTCGCAAAGTCGCCGGTACCTTCTGGCCAAAGGCAACTGCAACTGGTAAAGATACTACTTCCCAGAAAGGGCGCGACTCCGGTGTGACTCAAGGCGGGACAGGCGAAAAAACCCAAGAACAATCTCTCGATGAGAGATACCCGACTATGAAGAAATAAAGGAGGCCTCTTATGGCGACAATGATAGGGAATACCTATTTAACCCTGCTTGACTATGCCAAGCGGGAAACCCCAGGCGGGGGAATAGACGAAATAATTGAGGTATTGGCTGCGTCTAACCCGATTATAGCTGATGCTAATGTTATGGAAGGTAATCTCCCAACTGGACACAGGAGTACACAAAGGTCATCTCAGCCTGCCGGTTCTTGGAGGCTACTGAACTATGGTGTTGCTCCAGAGAAAAGTACCACGAAACAGGTAACTGATACCTGTGGCATCTTGGAGGCATACAGCAAACTGGATGTGGATGTGGCTTCGCTCAATGGTAATGAGGCTGCTTTCAGAGCTTCAGAGGACAATGCCTTTATAGCTGGATTGAACAGCACGGCCGCGACTGCTATCTTCTATAGCAATGCTTTAACAGACCCGGAGAAGATGCACGGACTCGCGCCACGGTACAACAGTCTTACCGCCCCTGTCGGTGCAACATCTTCCCAGATGATTAACGGTGGTGGTTCTGGTTCGGATAATACTTCTATCTGGTTAATCACTTGGGGTCCTCAGACCTGTAGCCTGATTTATCCAAAGGGAAGCATGGCTGGTCTGACAAACGAGGACATGGGCAAGCAACTTGTTACCGACTCCGATGGTAAACTTTATACTGCCTTTGTTACCAAGTTCCAGTGGAAGCTCGGTCTTATGCTGAAGGACTATCGCTATGCAATCCGCATCTGCAACATTGATGACAGCGACCTGACCGCTGATGCTGCTTCCGGCCCCGACATCATGAGTTTGCTGGTTGATGCCTACTACTCACGCCCTACTGTTGAACTGGGGAAGATGGCTTCGACATTCATCTATTGCAACAAGACCATTGCCAAATTCCTGCATAAGCAGGCACAGAATAAGAGCAATGTCAACCTGACTATTGATAGCCCTGCCGGGAAACCGATAGTCTCCTTCTTGGATGCACCGATTCATGTATGCGACAACCTTGATATTGATGAGGATGCAGTCAGCTAAAGAAAAAGGTGAAATATGCCAGAAGTAGGGGAAATTCGTAAGGCTATTGAGTTGGGTCGCCAAGACTCTCGTAAACTTATTTTGCACGCTTGTATAGATTGTGGTAAGGAACGGTGGGTTTATCTTCGCAAAGGGTTGCCTGAAAACCTTCGTTGTTGTAAATGTGCAACACGAGTGAGGAAAGAAAGGGAACATAAACAGCACGGCTACAAACAGAGCAAATCTTATGGTTATGTTGTTGTAAGATTAGACCCTAGCGATTTTTACTATAAGATGGCTACCAACTTAGGCATTGTACGTGAGCACCGCCTTGTTATGGCAAAACATCTTGGGCGTTGCCTTTTATCTTGGGAGGTGGTACACCACAAGAATGGTATTAGGGATGACAACCGAATTGAGAACTTGGAATTATTGCCAACCTCAAAATATCATTTGGTAGACCTTGTCCTCAAGAGTAGGATAAGTAAGTTAGAGAAAACCGTAGAGAAACAAGCCCAAGAAATCAAACTCCTACAATGGCATGTTAGAGGACTAAACACAAATAAAATTTTGGAGGAAGAACTTGTATATTGATAAAGAGCTTCTATTTGAGGAGGATTGGGACTTTGAGGGGGCTGGGGCTACTGACTATTCTGATAAGTCTATTAACTTAGCCCTGGCTGCACGGGATGTCGGTAAGGGGAGGCAAACGTATGTCGTAATTGTGGTTACAGAGGCGTTTGTTGATGACTCTGCTGCCGGTGCGATAACCTTCACCCTGATTGAAGAGGACACTGAAGCCACCTCAACCACTGTTACCCTTGACTCCAATTCGCCCACACTGCTTGCAACCGAGGCGTTTCTCTCTACTGTAATGACCCTCGGGCGAGCCCCAATCGTTATCCCGGTTCCATCCGGCATAGCCTTGAAGCATATAGGGCTAAAGTCTGTGACAACTCAGACTCTTACTGCCGGGAAGGTTACAGCCTTTCTCGCCCTCGAAGCACAGACTAACTAGACACAGTGAAATTCATAGTAGAGGGGAGGCGGAGAGTCTCCCCTCTAGTAACTAAAGGAGGTTACTATTATGGGAATGTTTTGGAGAGGAGAACACACTTTTGCGGAACTCCATGCACTTGGAGGTGATATTGGAGCATACCCGCCCCCTAAACTAACCTACTATGTAGACAAAGAGGGTGGTTCTGATAGCCATACTGGATTGGGGAGTTGGCGAAATGCCAAGGCAACCTATCAAGCAGGAGTTACTGCTGCCACCTGTGCTGACAACAGATACAGAGATGTTGATCTCATCATCGCACCTGCGGAATACGATGAGCAGGTCGTTGTCAGTGGTGTAGCTCAAGGAATCTACCAAGGTAGTAGCACTTTCTATGCCTACAGGGCAGGGCGACTTCGCATAATTCATATGGGAGTAGCTTCTATCCTGAAAAACAGCGGAGTCGATACAAGCCATACGCTTCTCATCCAGCGCCAGAAGGTAGAACTTTACGGCGGAACTTTTAGGAACTATACCGACTCAGGCGATTTCTCTGCCGTATGCTGGGAAAGAGATACCGGGATTGGTGATGTAATTCAGGGTGCTATGTATGGTTGTAGAGTTGAAGGTCGCGCTTCAGCCCAGATAGGCATTGATGTAGACGCTGCACAATATGTTTGGATAGTTGATTGCTGGATTTCTGGCTTTGATACCGGCATCTTGATAGCTGGTAATGGTTTAGGTGCATGTACAGACAACTTGGTTAAGCATTGTATGTTCCGTGGCAATACCAACGATATTTTGGTGGGTGCTTCTTCATTTACTTTGCTTGAGGATAACATCCATTATGACCCGGACACTACATTATTCGTTGGGGACAGTGATTTCTCAACTAGGGGAGGCACTATTGCTGACCTCGTTGTAAAGGGTGGTATGGTTCATGCTACTGACCTTGCCAAGATGAACGCTACCAACATATACCATTTTGGTATAACAACGCAAGATGCAGTTGAGTGGTAGGGGGATGTAAAAAGAAAAGACTTTTTAGGGGGGGGGCTTTATCTCCCTCCCCCATTCCGTTAAGACTTGAGAAATTTGTGGAGGAACAAAAGTGAAATATATCTGTCTTAGAGATTGCTTCGTAAAAGACCGGCTGTGGGAAAAGGAGAAAGTTTATGAACTCCCCGATGACTTTCCTAAGTACGAAAAGAACTTTGCTCCAGTTGGGGCACCTCCTGTTGTGGAAGCACCGATAGAACCCACACCAGAACTGCCACAGCTTAAAACAGAGCCTCAAAAGACGGCTACCGATACTCCTGCCGTGGTAGAGAAGATAGCGACTCCAGAAGAACCGCCTGTGGCAAAGGCGAATGTTCCCCCTGGTTTCTATTTCTGCTCCAGTTGTAAAGCAAATCACAAAGAAACGAGCAAGGTGGGGAAGAAGCACTTAAAATATAAAACAAAATAATTAACCGCGTACTCTTAAAACAAGGAGGCAAGTAAGATGTCAATTCCTGTAAGAAGAAGAGCGAACCCTTTGTTCGGGCAACCGACATTGGCTTCCGCGAATAATGGGTGGGCCGGGTGGATTAGGGGGAGTGTATCACCGCTAGACCAGAAAGGTTCTACCGGATGGTTAGCAGAACTTTATGGCGGTGTGCAGACCGGAGACGATTGGGCAAGGGTAAACATCCCAGTTGATGAGATATTTGTAACTGACTTCAATCGTGCCCTATGGTCGTGGTACCAGACCGCTGCTGAGTCTATGGGGCTTGGCATTGTTATCTGGATACATGACCCAAATGATTTTGACAATAGAGCCGAAGTAACACAACTCGGCGGTCATGCAGATTTGCCGAAAGCGTTAGGGTGGAACGCCTTTTCCTTCTCATCCGCTACCGGAGGTATGTTCTACTACGGAGAGGGAACTACCGGTACCGGCTTGACTGCTGGTACTCAATATACTTGGGCACAATTCCAAGCCGATGTTATTTTCAGGAACTGGTCTATCTATCGGATAACCTTTGATTGGGGATGGGAAGCATCCGGCACCTTTGAGTCAGCTTATGTTGCTGATGTAAAGCTCAATGGAGTGGCTGTTCCTTTAACCTCTGGGTTTGGTGAACGTGCTGGTGGAGAAACTAAAACACTTTATATTGCTACTTCCGGTACTTCTACCACGAAGGCAACCGCCTTGTCTCCGGCTACTGGCAAGAGACTAGTAGTGCATCAAATCAGCATGACTTCCGCATCGGCAACCGCCGCGAACTTCGAGGTCTATTTCGGAACCGGGACAAATATAACCACTGATGCTACTAAGGCGATTACTATTGCCAACCTCGATACCGATAGCCGCCCGTCTGAATATCCTTATTTTGGCAACGGAGATAAGGGATGCCCGAAGGGTCTTGCTGATGAGGTTGTGTCTATCAGAACTTCAGTAGACATATCTACTAACGGGTATTTCGTCTTCGTCTATCACGAGGAATAAGGGGGGAATGTCAAGTGCCTAGTGTAAATGAACAACAACGCAAGCTTATGTGTATCGCCCTCTCTATTAAGAGGGGGGAAACTCCTGCTTCATATAGTAAAGAGGCATCCCGCCTTGCTAATGAGATGTCGGAGGAACAATTGCAGGAGTATTGCGGGAGCAAAGTCAAGAAGTAAGGTGGTGAGAGATGGCTAGGAACTTATCAGACGTTAGACAGGAAGTAAAGCAGATATTGAGGGGTGAGTTCTCCGGCGATGTTACGGACGAGGACTGGAAAGATGATGAGATTGACATTCATATCGGGCATACTCTTGAAAATATATCCCTGGTATCCCCGAATGTGGTAAAGGAAGTTCTGACTACAATCGAGAACTCAACAGAACTTGATATTAGCGCAATCGAGAATCTACTCTGGGTCGAGAAGGCAGAGTACCCCACCGGGAATAGCCCTCGCGATTATCGCAACATAAAAAAGATAGACCGTGAGACTATTGAGCTTGACACGACCATTACCCCTTTGGCCGGCGGGTCAAGCACTCTCACTGGCACAGTAACATTCACCTCCGGGTCAACAGCAGTAACCGGCTCTGGCACCGACTTCGATGGTGAGCTTAAAGCTGGCTATCACATTAAGGCATCAGGTGGTACAAGGTGGTATAGGATTTATTCAATCACCGATGGCACGAACCTGGTGCTGGCTGAGGCTTGTCGGAGTGGAGATACCGGTGCGGACACGGAAAACGCCACTCAGTATTGCTATGAGACCGCCTACCTCTTCTGCGCCAAGCTCCACGAACTCGATGAGGACTCTTCTACGTTGGGGCCTGCTGAGGAGTCGGTGCTTATAGATGGTTCCATAGCCTCAACCGCCTTGTCCTGGATAAATACACTCAGAACCCATATTAAAAAGTCAGTTGACTTGATGGGCAGTTCTGAGACCGCCATCAGTAGCATCTCTGACAGGATAAACCAGTCCATTGATGATTTGAATAAGGGCAGAACGCAGATAGATGACACCCGGGCGACCGCCGAGAGTGCGATAGACAACATGGTAGCCCGGATAAATATGGCGATGGATAACCTGTCCATTGGGCAAACCTTCATCAACAAAATAAACTATGGCGGGTCTCCTGAAAACGATTACGCCAATTACGCAGCAAGGGAGTTATCAAACGCCAATGCCTTTCTGAACCAGGCCAGAGGTTATATGTCAGAGGGCAATACCGCTGACGGATGGGGAGCCTATGCTGCCAGAGAACTACAGAACGCATCCTCACTTCTCAATCAGGCTGGGGCTTACATCAGGCAGTCTTCAAGCCGCCTGTCCATAGCCAGCGCCGTTAGAGCTTACCAGGAGTGGGCGAATATAAGGATGGGGCTCTACCATAAATCTCTCAGGAAGATTGAAAAGGCAAAGGACTGGCGAGAATATCCTAAAGATTAAGGAGGCAAGTATATGTCAGACGAACTTAGAATAGGAATAGTTTTATCATTCAGTAAAGGTGGTGCCAAAGCTAACAGGAGCGAACACTTCGAGGTTAGCGTTACGGGTGATGCCTTTTCCCACGAAGTACAAGAGGTGGGGACAGACGAGGAAGAACTGGCTCAGGGTGCTGACGTTGGTACCCCCGGGTATCTCTTCATCAAGAACATGGACAGCACCAACTATGTCGAGGTGGGCAAAAGCACCGGAGTTTATTCTATCAAGGTACAAGCTGGCGAATCAGCCATCTTCAGGTTTGATGGGAATACAATTTACGCCAAGGCTAATTCCGCCGCTTGTTTAGTGGAATACATCATAATCGAAACGTAGTCATAAATTATAATTAAGGAGATGTCGGAAAATGGTTAAATTATTTACACCGGAAAAGAGTAACAAGGGATTGAGTATCATTAAGCTAAGGACTAAGCTCCAAGCCCAGAAGTATGTAACGGACTTTAAGAATTTTGAGTCCGCCTTTCCCCAGACCTTGAACCTGCCTGATTGTAACCAGCGATGGCAATATCTGGTTAGTGTAATGGGGCCGCAGGGAACTAAAGACCCGGAGATGTGGAGTTTCATCAACCGATTCCGTTCCTGCAAAGGACAACCGAAAAAGATGGTACGGGATAAGGTCATCACCACCGACTTTGTAGACTTCATAGTTGACCAAATGATTACCGAAACTTCCGCCTTCGGAGACTTCAAGTTTCACGACTCAGGGATAGGAGTAGGGGCTGAAGCTATCGGTGATAGCACCTTGGGAACTCCCTGGGGTGGCTCAAGGGATACCGGAACTCAGACTGAGACAGACCACGATACCTATAAGTCGGTAGCTACCACCACCTACAATGCGACCAAGTCGATAACGGAACACGGCCTGTTCAATATCGCAGCCGATGGAGTCCTGGCGGATAGAACGAAGTTCGATGTTATATCCGTGGTGGACACAAACCAAATCGAGTTCACGTTTGAATTAAGTTTCACGGCTGGAGGTTAGTGTTGACTTCTTTAACCACCTGTGTTATACTAAAACACAAAAGGAAGGAGAGTGTAACACAATGGCAAAGAAAGGAATACACCGTTCAGTTCAAACGGAAATCAAACTAGGACAGCATTTATCTAGTGGAACAGAACTTAGGAAAGGTGGAGTGCCTTGGAATAAAGGTTTGCGATTCTGCAAATGGAGAATAAAGGATTATACCTTACCCGAATTAACTAAGGAACAGAAAGCCTACTTAGCAGGCATCTTTGATGGAGAGGGTTGGGTAACTTATAGAGTAGATTGGAAACCAACCAATAACACAAGGGTAGTTTTTGGTATTGGTCAAAAAGATGAGAATTTATTGAGAACTATCCAGTCGTGGCTAGGTATTGATAATTGTCTAACTCAAGATAAACACAATTATTGGGCGTTACAATTGACAGCGAAGAACCAGGTTGCGCAAGTTTTAAAAGCAATAATTCCTTATCTTATTTTAAAAAAGGAGAAAGCTGAAAAAGCCCTTGAGTTTATAGAGGCTGATTTAAGATTGATTACAAAGGTTGGGATTGTTAGGAAGAAAAAGATAAGGGCGAACTGACAGTGAGTAGAGTAATGGAGCAGGTTTATG